GCTGATACATTATGAGTATTTGACCCATTTCTATGACCTGCTTTGACCCATTCTGTTGCTACTTTTTTAACTCTTTCTAGTAACTGGAAAGGTGATTCAGTCCTCATTATAGAACCTTCAGGTGCTTTTTGTGGTATGCTAATTACCGCTGTATCATGTGGTCTAAAGTATTCATCCTCAACTAATTCTGGATGGTTTTCGTTTAAATAAGTATAAATCGCTTCATTCTTACCCACACGAAGTCTTCTAATATAATAATCATTATGCCATGCATGAATTCCTGATGAGGTACCTAATGTTAGTGATGTTGTTCCTGCAGGTTTAACAGTTGTACATCTAGCTGATTGATTTATCTCTATTAATTTAGATACTCTGGTATTTTCTCTTTTAACTAGGCCAGCTGCTTTGGACATGTCATAGGTAAGAACTTTGCCGGAACCAATACCTGTCATTGACACACCTATCAAGGCGTCTTTTTCAGTTGTTTCTTGCCATACTTCCCTTAAATAGTGGAACGAGGTATACCCCGCTTGTAGTGTACCTATAAATGCTGCTGTCTTCACTCTTTCGTTTAAATCTTCTTGTGATTCTATGTTTGATACGTTTACCTCACAAAGATTACAGAACTGATTGGGTCTTAGTGCGATTTCACAACATGGATTTGTGCCCCAGTCCTTATCATTATTAAGGTATATACCTGGTTCTCCAGCTCCTGATAATTCAACTCTTTTCCATAAATCCATAAAGAATTTTTTGGTTATTTTGTGTCTCATTAAACAGGCTGAATTGTTTGACCTTCCTCTTTGTGGGTTTAGTTCCCACCAATTACCCGATTTACACCCAATCATTTGTTCGTCATCAGCACTAAATAAACTAATAAGTGCAGCTCTACGAATACCACCAGCTAAAACAGCGTCCGCTATATGACAAACAATATCATGAACTTCAATAGTACTTAGTTGTTCTCCATTTTCTTTTTGGTTTAGTAAACCTTCAATTTTAACTAGGCATTCTTTAAGTGGTTGTGGTCCTGGTGCTTTACCTCCTGAGGTAATTAATCTGGCTCCTTTCGGTCTAATGTCAGAATAATCAAATTCTACACTACTACCACCACCATTCATATATGTTTTCATAAGAACTTTGATTGAGTCTGCCCAACCTTCTATCGAGTCTCCAATTAAAAATCTTTTTTTCCTTTTTTGGTATGGTTTTTGTATCACCGGCAGTTTAGCGACGTGGTGTTTTTGTACTGAATACCCAACACCCGTACCACCTAGCAATAAAAACATTGTTTCTGAAAAAGAATCAATATGGTCTATAGGTAGGTAAGCACAATTATAAATTCTATTAGGTGATATCTCAATAGGTTTACCTCCAAACTGCATACTCCTCATAGATGGTAAAACTTTTTTGTTATAAACTAATTTATATTTTTCATCAATCTCATCTTTCAGGTTTGGGTATCTTTTTTGATGCATTTCTTTATTCCTTGTCACTAACTCTTCCCACGACTCTCTTCTATTCAGTTCTGGTAGATACTTAGCGTACTTCATGTAGACAGTAATATCCGACAGAATCTTATTTGATACTTCCATATTTGTGCTTTTTATTAATTATTTATTATTTATTATTTGTTCTCTTCTTTGTAGAGCACGAGTTACTCTTTCTCTGTTTCTATTGGTTTTTTCTTCTTCAAAACCTAAGAATGTTTGGGTTGTTTCTGTGTTTATTTCTAATGTTGCGTTATCAAACTTACAATTTTCAAAGATTACTCCATCTTTTCCTAACCTAGATTTAACAACAGCGATTGTAGCTAACCCTAATTCTTTTTGTTGTAAAGTTTTAGCTATAGATATTATAACGTGACCAACTTGTGCTTTTTTAATTGACCCACCCATCATATCAGTGGTTACAACTTCAGAGCTAATAGAATTCCTGTTTCCTTGAGTTGCTGTCCATCCAACTATATCTAACTCATGACACATACCTTCAAATTTTCTCATAACCGAACCTTCACCTTTCCATTCATCATTAAATGCACGGTCTGGTAATATACAATCAATGTAATCAATTAAAATCATATCAATTTTTGTACCTTCTGATATAATCTTTCTTACTTGATTTTTAATTTGTAACATACTCATCTCATCCGATGGTAGTTTTTTTAGTATTAGTTTACCACCTGTTTTTTTCATTTCATCAGCTTTATCCAATACAGTTTCTTTATGGTCACTTAATTTATCGTTTGGTATTCCGGTCCAACAGGTGAAATGTTTTCTTTGTATTATTTTAGGATTGTCCTCAAAAAATATTTGTAGTACGTTATATCCCATGTTAAATGCTGTGTTAGCAAATCTAGTTAACATAGTTGTTTTGCCAACACCTGTAGGTGCGAGAATAACACCGATTTCTCCTTTAGCTAACCCACCATTTAATATATTATCTAAACCATCAACACCTGTAGGTACTGGGTGTCTATAATTTTCCTCTAATAATTTTTCTAATTCTGTAAAAATTTCAAAACTACCTTGGTCTCCATCACCTATCTTAATAGCCTCACGAATTAGTTCCTCACATTTATCATAACTTTCAAAGTCACCTTTTTCCATTATACTTTCCACTTTCCTAATAGCTTTTTTAAGTTCTTGTTGTTTACAAAAATTTAAAGCTTTCTCTTTGGTGAAGAGATGGTCTTCAAATGAAGCATCTTTAACTTCTTTCAACATATCAAAAATATTTTTTCTTGCCATTTCGGAAGAAATTTCTATTCTTGTTAATTGGTCTAAGGTTTCAAATGACGGTGAGACTTGGTATTTTTCATAGTACTCTTTAATTAATTGCATAATTAATCTAAAGTACTGGTTGTCAAAATATTTTGCTGTAATAACATCTATTATTGATTGAAAAAAAGTGTTATCGGTTACTATAAGGTTAATTAGTTTGAGTTGGAAATTATATCCTAGGTAACCGAAGTTTTTATTGTCTGTCATATTATTTTGTTATTGTAATAAATACTAGGTTAGTTAACGATTAAGTTATAATCTTGGTAGTTTGTTGTAACTTTTTTTTGTGATAGTACTGATGTAAGTTCTCTTAGTATAGAAGATATTTGTGGTCTTATGTCCACAGTGAATCTAACTTTCGGGGGATAGATGCTGGCAGGTATGATTGTATCGTAAAATACCTTGTTACCTTTCTTTAATGTTATCGTAAAATACTCATCTTCTTGAACTTCATCTAAAATATTTTCTTTATAGTTACTTTCTAATAAACATAAAGTTTTAAGCTTTAATCTATCCACAATGTCATCAATAATTTCTGTTATTGCATAGTGCAGGTCCATTGATTGTGTCGCTCTATCGTTAAAGTTTCTTACCGAAAAGAATCTTTGGCAAACTATATTATTACCTAATTTTAATACGAATTCACATTTTTGTGTATTTTCTACTTCTTGTTTAATTTTATTCATTTTTTTTATTTTTTTTATAAAAATCTTTTTCTATTCTTGTTAATCTTAAAAATGGTCTTACGAAATCTACCCAAGAATCATCTTTCTTAGGTAAAATATTAAGAATTCCATCTGACATCATCAAGCCCAAAGCGTTTTTCCAGTGTCTTCCTTCTGGGTCGATAGCTTCTCTTGATAGGTCGTTTATTCCTTTTACGGCGTCTTTGGTTAAAAATTGTTCCCCTACCCCTATAATGGTATAGTTTATTTCTAATATAGAACCTTTGTGGTTAATGTTGGGTGTTTTTTGGGTCACTTCTTCTAATATATTTTGTTCTTTTTTGTTAATTTTATCTTTTGATTTTATAGTGTCTATTATTTCCTGTAAAGTTACTGTTTTTTCTAGTATTTCTGGTTTTATTTTTATTAAAGATTTTACCCCAACCATTTTTATACCATATATATTATCTGAAGAATCACCACATATAGTTTTAACCACTCTAACATTGTTTGGTGGTATATTAAATCCGTTTAGTGGTACTTTATCACCGTTTTTAAATAATTTGTTTAGTGAAATTACATGTACTGATACATTTTTTTTTATTAGTTGTAGTAAATCCCTATCGGATGTTAGTACTATAATTTCTTCTTTGGTTGCTTTTTCACAATAATGTGCTATACAGTCATCCGCTTCACACCATTTAAAAATTGCTTGTCTAACATAAAGTTCTTCTAGGTATTCTTGTATACGTAATTTTTGTCTAGCGTATGATTGTAAATCATCTTCAGATTTAAGTTTAGTCCTCCTATTTAATTTATAATCTGGGTATAATTCAAGTCTGGGTTTAGTGTTGTGTTCACCATCCCAAAACACCACAATTTTGGTTAGTAGGTATGTGTCTATTAATTTTCTTAGGGTATTAAGAAAGTGGTATAAACCACCTATGTGGTCCGTACCATTATACATATTCTTAATACCGTGAAAACCAGTACTTAGTAAGGAATTTCCGTCAACTAATAATGTTCTTGTCAAAACACATTTTTATAAGGTTAAACACTTTTTTTACTTTACAATTTCTAATAATTCTATCTCAAAACTTAAATCTTCACCAGCTAAAGGATGGTTCATATCTAAATTTACACTTTCTTCGTCAATTTTTACTACTTGTCCTTGTACTGGTCTTCCTTTATCATCTTGTCCTTGAATAAATCCGTTTAGTTCATATTTTAAAGATTCTGGAAATTCACTTTTTTTGACAGTAATTATAGCTTCCTCAACATAATTACCATAAGCTTCTGTTGATTTAATATCTATTTTTGCTGTTTTACCAACTTCTAGGCTTTTAACGGTGTCGTTAAATCCTTTAAGTAATTGTCCGTCATCAATTATAAATTCTAGACCTTCTCCTTTTTCTCTTGAGTTGTCAAATTCTGAACCGTCTTTTAAGGTCCCTACATAATGTACTTTTACTTTATCTCCTGTTTTTATTTCAGTCATTTTCTTTTTCTATTTTTAAGTCGAAATCACCACCTACACCTAATTGCTCAGTCCAAAATGTGGAGTTTTCTTGTTTATAATTTTCTATTGATTTTTTTTCTTCACTAAGTTCTCTACCAGCTATAAATCCATGTGGCGTTATAAGTATTTTCCCATCCTCATAACCCAAACCATTAACATGGTTTTTCATAATTGTTATTTTAGTTCTAGTAGCAAACTTAACTTTTCTTTTTTCTTTAACAGCTGAAATATTTGTAGTCCCAGCATTTTTTTGATTACCAAACCTAAAAACTAATGTAGAGTTTAACCATAATGATTCACCTCCTTTTGCTTTAATTTTAGGTTGTCCAAATGGGTTGTCTGGTAATTCGACCCATGGTTGGTTTACCACAACTAGTGTGTTTGTGTACTTTGAGTCCTGCCTTCTGGATTTACCAATTCTTTGGTTTAGTCCCATTCCTATTTTGTCAGCTAATGTGGCTGCGTTATGCATTTTACCACCTTTACCGTCAAAAGTCATTTTACAAGGTACTGAACCAACAGAATCCCATAAAAACAATAAATCGTATTCTAATTCACCCTTATCTTGTGCGTCTAATAATTCGTTTACATAGTCGGTGATTTGTTCTATATACTGAAAGTCGTTGTTAAAAAGAAAAAATCCGTCCCAGTCTATTTCACCGGTAGTTTTATCTACAACTTCTTTACAGTCAAAACCTAAAAGTTTAGCGTGTTCAAAACCCCATTTTTGTTCTGTAATAATCAATACCGGTAACACTCCTTTATGTTGAGCGTCAACCGCTGACTTTATTAAAGCTGTAGTTTTTCCGGTATCAGAATGACCTAGGAACATTTGTAGGTGACCCATTGCTGGTCCTGGTAATCCAGTAGCATCAAGGAAAGCTTCCCCTAAATCAAAAAATCTTTCTGGTTTAAAGTTAGCTTTCTTCGAGAATTTATTTTTCAAGTCTGAAAATGTTCTTTTTTTCAATGCCATAATCCCTAATTAAAATGGTAAGTCTTGGTCCTGTGGGTCGTTTGCTTGTGGGTCGTTAGTCACACCTAATGTAGACGTACTTGTCATATTACTAACACCATTAGGGTCGTCATAAACATACTTTTTAAGTTCTGAATCCCATACTGGGTCCAAACCTTTAGAAATAGCTTCTAGGTATTCTACTGGTTTTTGTGAGTATACGTCTTTCCAAGTTCTTTCGTCTTCAGTCCACTCTTTTGTTTGAGTTTGGTCTTCGGATAATTTACCTGGGTCTTCGTACATAACTGAAGATACTGTTGTATATTCACCTCTACCTCCTGGTAATGGAAGGGTTTGGAGTATTAGGATTAGGTCTCGTCCTTTATTTGCGTCGGTTATATCTCCTTTATTTCTCCAAATAGGTATAATCTTATCTATTGGTCCATTTCCTTTCCAGTTGTGTTTAAATCTCCAGAATTTAACACCATCTTCTTCATTATCTCTATCAACAAC